GGAATCTTTTAGATTGGTTGGTCCCAAGTTATACACCCAACATACTAACGAATCAAACTGACATTGTTCTAGTGGTACTTCGACCATATTATTTATATAACCTTCGTATTCAGGCATTTCTTCTTTCAGTAAATGTTCAGCCTCGTCTTGATTTATCTTATCGCCTTCTTTTACATCTTTGATGTGTCCGTAGCCAATTGTCCAAACGCCTACCGAATCTTGATAAGCCTCTAGTTTACATCCCTCGTAGTTTTTAATTAACGATATACCTTCCGAAGATATCTTCATTTTAGTCATCCTTATTTGGTGTATTAGATGCCCCAAAGTAAAAACTAATAATAGCTGATGCTAAACCACCAAGATATCCCAACACCAAATTAATTAGAGCCTCTGAGTTTTGCTCGGGCGGCTGGATAGTCACCAAGAATATGTATCCCATAAATCCACCAATAACAGCAATACCTATAATTCTGGCTGTCCAATCTTTAGAAAAAGTCTGTCTTGCATTTTGAGTGTCTTGTACTTCTAGTTTAAATACATCTACCTCAAGCTCTTTCATTTTGACTTCAAAATCAGCTTCAGCTTTTTTTAACTCAAGCATTTGTTCGGGTGTTGCATTATCTAAAGCCTTTTGAATTTCTTTAGGTTCATTCTTACAACCTAGGACATCTGCAATCATGTTTGCAGCCATACCTCCCATCGGACCTCCTAGAGCTGTACCTAGGGTTGGTGCTACTGATCCAACTAAGTTTTTAAGTAGTGCTTTCATATATCCTCCAAAGTAAATATTTTTAAAGGCTCACTAATACCTTTAACTTCTATTGGTTGTAACGATTTTAGCTCAAAATTACAATTTTTTGCAGTCTCCTCTGCAATTATTAAATCTTTACCTACAGTCTTGCAGCTAGATTCACACCTAGCAGCGATATTAACAGCACTTCCTATAGCGCTATAGTCAAATCTTGTGTTACTACCCATGTTTCCTATAACTGCTTCTCCTGTATTTATACCAATTCCTATTGATACGCCTACATCCGATTCAGCGAATTGTTTTTGTATTTCTTTTGCACATTCTACGGCTGCTTGTTCGTGATGTTCTAAATCTAAGGGTGCATTAAATATAGCCATCATTGCATCACCTATATATTTATCTACCATACCCTCGTACTTTTTAACTGCGTCTGATTGAATGGTGAGAGCTTGATTCATAATTTGAGTCACTTGTACGGGATCCATGTGTTCGCTCATCGCAGTAAAACCACGTACATCAGTAAATAAAAAGGTACATCTTTTCTTTTCTCCACCTAGTTTTAAAAGACTGGGATCAGATTGCAAAGCTTTGACTTGTCTTGGATCAAGATAGTGTTCAAATTGTTTTTTAATTTGTTGTCGCAACTTATATTGCTCTCTAAATCTAAGATAAAAAGCAACACTTGCAGTAATAAATTGAGATATTAAAGCCCAAGTAACATCAATCAATACTCCATTTTGGATTGTATAAACGCCATAGAAGGCTGTAGAGATAAAAACTACAACAAAGAATGATATGCCAGCAGTTATACCAAAAACATTCAAAGCAAGCCAAACAAACACCACAGAAAACAAAAAGATTAACATTTCTAAAGCAAGTGCATAATCAGGTATGTAAGGGCTATCCTGTATCAATATAGATTCAGCAAGTGCAGCTTGTATTTTGTGCGGTTCTAACAAGCCTGCTGGCGTAGCAATTTGTGGCATAATTCCTTTTGCTGTAAAACCAACAAAAACAAATTTATTTTCTACGTCCATTTCAGCAAGATTGGTTTGTGGTGTATCAACCCAACTAATCCATTTGCGTCCTAAAGAATCTACTGGTACTGGTGGCAAACCTTTAACCCTTACCTCTTCCAAACCATTATCATTTGTTTTTATAATGTAAGTATCAGCTCCAGCTAAAACTTTGAGAACTTCTGTACCATACGTGGATACCCAGCCGTCAGGTGTTCGCATTAGCAAAGGTAGTCTCCGAACTAAATTATCTACATCTGTTCTGGCTACTGCTAAACCCTGACTGGCGTTAGCCTTTAAAATATCTATATTCTGTATTACTCCTGTAGACATAATACCTCCGCTTTCAGGTCCAAGGATAACTGTTCCAGAGGTAGGCGGATAATTACCTTTTCCCTCAAACATAGCCAAAACACTTGGAGAAAATTGCAAAGCCTCAGTAAATTCAAAGTCACCACCAAATCTATCTGGTTGCGGAAAAGCCATAACCCAACCTACACCCATAGCTCCTTGTCTTAATAAATTTATATGTATTTGAGCTAATGTTTGTCTAGACAAAGGATAGCCTCCTTCATTAGCAATATCATTCTCATTTATATTAAGAATTACAAAATTACCTGAAGGTTGTTTGTCTGTTACTAACGAATCAAAAGTTTTTAATTTTAATATCTCATAAGCAGTCGGTTGAAAATAGTAAGTTGCACCAAGCAATATAAATAAACTTACAAATATTATTGTTTTTTTCATCCTGATCCTTGTTTAATTGTTATTGTTGTAGAAGAACCACCATTTATCTTAACTGTATTAGCGACACCATCTTGTATAAGTATAATCGTATAACTGTTAGAGCCATCAAGATTTAATCTTGCACTTTGATTTACTGTTCTGTTCAGACTTATAGTTTGCCCTGTAATTATAGTTGTAATCTGTGTATCTTTATCTTGTCCTATTTCTGTACCAACTATACGTATGCCTACACCACCTTGTTTTAATTGATCTTCTTCTTTTGATATCGCAAGTGCATCTATTACATTCAATAAATCTTCAAGAAAATTTACATCTAGATAATTTATGTCTAGTTCTGTAAACTCCAGGTCTGCCTCTGCATCAAGAAAATCTTCGTTCAAATAATCAATATCAAGATCATCAAACTCTAAATAATCTACAGATGATTGTGTTCTTGTCTCCTCTATTGATTGTTCTGTTTCTTGTGGAGGATTTACAATCAACATGTTATCTATTAAGTCTAACGATATATCTAACGTAACAGGTTTAGTGGGATTGTTTTCATATACAGATACTGTAGTAGCTTGATAGGGTTTATTTAGTGTAACGCTACCCATAGCTGTAGCTACAACTATCTCGCCACTAGATATACCATTTTCATCAGGTAGTAATATAACTAGACTTCTACCTAGTTCATCTACCGTACAAGTAAAGTCTGTACCCCTAATGGCTATATCGGCAGTAGGTGTCTTTATAGATATGTTGCTTTTGTTATTAAACTTACCTGTAATAAATCGTGCAGTACCACTTGCAAACTTAAGTGCCATTTTAGATTTAGACGGGTCAGGGTCATAGATGTATTCATCTATAACCAACTTAGAATGTTCGGTTAGTTTAACTGTAGAAGAATCTTCAAAAGTTATTGCAACTCTGCCCGCTTCTGTACGGACATCATCCATTTGTTGTATGTTGAACTCTAGTTCAGCTCCGTAGGGTTTGTCTCTTAGAACTTGTGCATTGCCTCTAAGTTCAGATATAGAACCTATATCAACAGACGAATGAAGTTGTTGCGTCTGACTGAGTAACGCAAACAGTGCCGTTAGAGCCAACAGATGTAATCTTAAGCCAATCATTGTCTGATGTAGATTCCTGGTCTATATTAAAAGTTCTATCGCCACCTGTATGATCTAGATAGAAATAACCGCCAGCATAACCATCACCATCATAAGTAACTGTATTATCATCACCATCAATATCCATGTAGTTAGTAGCACCGTCTACATCTATTGATGCAGTAATACTGTTACCTCCACCCTGTATGATCCAATCCAAGTCTAGATTTGCTGCTAGTGCAGTCATGGCGTGATTGAGTGTCATAGTGTTTGTATTACCTGTAACCTGGACATTTACATTAGATCCATCAGCACCCGTTGCATTTGTTTCATCTGTAGACATGTTAAAGGTATTGCTGTCACCTATAAATGAAAAATAACCTGTGTAAGTATCTGCCCATATATCACCAAGAAATTTATTTGATGCACCTTTCTGTAATATGTCTAGCGTCATAGTTGCACCATCTAAATCCAATGGGGTCATATTAGAAGCACCAGCTGTAGCATCTGATCCACCAATAATATTACCGCCTCCGCCTACTTGTTCTATGTCTAAATTAGACGTGGCACCTGATTGATCTATGTATACCTCGTTGTCTGCTGTCACTACATTCAAAGATATAAATAAAAACAATAAGTTAATTATCGTTCTTTTTTTTCCAATAGCCTTGTTCATATCCTTCTTCTATTGTGCGCAATACCGCAGTCTCTACTGCCATCTGTAATGCTATATTTATAGACTCATTTTCTACCATACCGCTCTCAATTTCAACTAATTCAGTATTATTTGTATAAAATTTAAACAAATCTGTAGAGATAGCAGCACTTAAAATTGATTTGGTTACTAGCACTTCTATTAATATTTTACCTGTAAGAACTGATACCGTTCTTAATGATATGGTTACAGAGTCTTGTCTGTATTCTTTAGACGCACCAATTCCTAAGTATCTTGCACCTGCACCTCCTGATTTGACATTCGTTTCATAACTAACTACTCCGCCCTCCATCAGTAGGCCTGCAAATAACAAAGGTTTTAGTTCTTGTTTTTCATCAAAAGTTTCTCTAGCAGAACGTATTATTTGTCTTTCTTTTGTAAGATTATCTAAACCTGTTCGTTCAACAACATCAAAAACTCCTGAGTGTTTTAAAGCTCTAATAAGGTATGCGTCAGGTGCTTGTGTTACTGCTGTACTAAAACTTGCGTATTGACTGTTTGATCTACGTTGACCTGTATCATCTTTAAAAGATTTTGGATAAACCGCTACAACAGGTTTTTTTATAGGTTTATCTGTATTAGCCAGTTCTGTAAGTAATATGCCAATTTGCGCATCTTCTATATTCTTTATAGGAGGTATGGCGTTTTCTAGTGGAGGTATGATTAAGGCACAACTAGAAAGTAAAAGAACCGAGAGGTACAGTAATTTCTGTTGTATTGCCTTCTTCATCTGTAATTATTAATGTTACTTTATCGTCTTCTACCCTGTATTCTATGGTGTTGCCTTCTAATTCTAAAATGCCAAACTCAGAAGCCGTCTCACCAAATAAACTATCTACCAATTGCCTGCTTAGTTGTGCGTATATTCTACTCTCTAGGTTACGTATAAATCTAGCCAGTGTAGTATTTTCAGCTTCACGTTCTAGTTCCTCTTGATAGGCTTTGATCTCTTCTCGTATAGCCTCTTTTCTTGAAAATTCTTGGTTTTCTATAGTTAGATAATGACTTGAGGTACCAATACCTGAGAAGCTAGGGTTTTTAAACTTATGTGTCATTTCATCTGCACTCAAATATGCAACAAATAATGTGATGCTCAGAATACTCAAAATAATAAAAAGATTATCCCATCTATCCATTACGTCTGTCCTTTTGTTGTTGTATTCGTTTGCAAATAATAGCTTTTTTTAGCTTCTGATTTTGTTGTTTTGCCATTAATCTTTTCTTTGGTCATCTCGGTCTGCTTTTGCAATTTTATTGCTATCTATCAACTGTGGTACACCTAATATGGTTTTGATAAGTGTATCTTGACGTATTATTTCGTTATCTAAACTTCTGACACGATCTATGAGCGCGACCAAAATCCCGTGTTGTGAGTCTAGTTTTGTACCCAGTCTTTGTTCCATTTGTTCTATTTGGTCAGCAACCTTATCGTCAAGAACGTCAACTTTATTTTCCATACCGTCTATAATACGGTTGATTAGTTTCCAAATGAAAAATCCCAGACCTAACGCAGCAGCTATCGGGAAGCCTACTTCATTAATAAATTGAACTGCTTGGTCCATCAGTCTATTGGTGTATGAAGACCCTTCTCTATGAGAATGTCTCTGTTTCGCATGTGT